CTATCGAAGATTATGCTGACATACAACACGTATTAGAATCTTACGAAAGTAAGTTCTTAAACGTAATCTGTCAGTAAGTAATCGGTTGTATACATACATATATTAGTATATGTATGTATACTATATGTTTATTATAATCTTATACTAAGGAGTATACGATGTTACCATCTTTTCGTCTTTCTCTCTATGAAGAGAAGATATCGAACTGGAATAAGCAAATGTCAGAAGCAGCTGCTGCTTACGACAGTGGCTTAGTTCGCTTTTGTGCTCGTCAGATTGTCTTTCTTAGAAAGCAATATAATGATCTCTATAGCCATGAGACGGGTTTTAGATTCAACATAGAGGTTGAGCTTCCTTCGTTTTATGATTAACTAATCGGATCATATAGATAGGTAGATACGTCTATCTATCTATATGTTTATTATAATCTTATACTAAGGAGTATATGATGACTATGGACAGGTATGTAGAGCTAAAGGCATTAGATCTTAAGCTTCTTATCGACAAGAGAGACTATCTAGTATCTCATGATTATCCTAAGAAAGAAATCGATAAGATTGAGAACAGGATACAGATGTTAGCTATACGTCTTAAGAGACTGATAGCCGTTAACAAAGCAGCCGTTAGATATCATTAGGAGGTTAGTATGAAAGAAACTAGACTAGTGCTTACTAAACTAGTCACGTTACCCACGGATCGTGTATATGTTGATATATACGAGTATGAAGAAGTATTCCCTAACTACCACGTATTACTTGGTACTAAACAAGGAGGTATAGAAGGAAGATCTGTATATGTAAAGGATCCTACTCCTGGGCGTATATATCTAGTAGATGTATTATGTACGAAGAAACAATTCATGTCTACTAAGTATAAGTGGGATGGTAACACAGTTACCTATATAGAGTAGTCGTTGACTACTAATAACAAGCGGGTTGGGCTGCGTATAACTATAACGCAGAAAGGAATATACTATGGCTATAAAGATGAAGATTTTCGATGTAAATGACAATGAAGGCAATCTAACGGGTTCTGGTGGATACATATTAGGAGAGGGAAATCTACCTCCTGACTTTGATCCTGATAAGTTTATGGCTAAGTTCAGTTCTCATGTTATTATGAGAATGATGATAGCTCAAAGACAAGGAGAACCTATCCCTGCTGATATTAAAGCTATGGTAGAAGAAGAGCTTAATAAGATCATAGTAGACACTCCTGCTATAGAGAGTGACAATATCCCATTATTGGAGGAATAACATGCAAGAGAATGATTTCACCTCATTGTACTGTTGGCTCAGAGATGATCCACGTACAAATGAACCAAAGCTAGCAAGAGGGGAGGTTCCAGAGCAACTAAAGCCTCTATATAAAAGGATTATGTTTTCTCAGGTAGCTTATGGTTCTTCTGGTCCATTTCGGATAACAGAAGATCTCCTATATTTCTATGAGCTTGGATTTATACACGAGGATTATGTCGGGAATATTTGGCTCTTGTGTAAATACCTGTATCCTCATAGACATATGCTAGAAATAGATAAATGGGAATTACTCTTTATGAGTATAGGAAAAGGATACTATGGACATGCACTAAATATTATGTCGAAGCATCTATCTTTTAAAAGTACACCTCCGATACAGATGTCTTTTATAGTTGCAGGCATGTCTTCTCTTGGTACACCTAGCAATGAAAAGAGGAAACATGCATATGTATCTGAGTTATTTGCTACGGCTGTATTCCACATTCCTCTCAGGCATAAGGAGATAAAGCCTTTCTGTCTTCTATATGATAGATGTTGTCCTCGTATGGCTTTTAAAGCAATCACACAAGGTAGGCTAGAAGAAATGGGGGATATCCTTTCTCAAATCACATCCGCCTATTATGAATTATTCAATGGAGAAGAAATTGACCTACAAGGTACAACGAGCTTTACAGTTCTTCGTAATACACTAGAGACATTAGATGAACAACTTCAAGAGAAAAAGCGCATAGATAATAAAGAGAAGTATTTAGATCGTATCTGGAACAATGAGTTTGTTGAAATAGTAAAGGAGGCAGGATGGTATATACCTACTAATCTATCGGAATTGGAGAAAAGAGGAAAGGATCACCATAATTGTATAGGTGGTTACTATAGCCACTTCTATCCATATAACCCCGACCGTACTACCAGAATAGTTATGAATAAAGAAAATGAGGCAGAGATACAAGTGGCTCATGGAAAAGTCACTATTATCCAATGCAAAACGAAGTATAACAAAGCAGGTAACACAAAAGGTCTTAGTGATATATGTAATTGGATGTCAAAGAATCTTGACAAAATTAGTTGTACAGTGGTATCAGAAGATACCAATAATTCATAGGAGGTAGCTACCATGGCTACGAATGTATCTGATCTGTCTGCTGGCGTCGATGAACGCTTAGCAGAGCTCAAGTCGGCTCTTATCGCCCTTAAAGACGGTAAGAATGTAAAAGGTGAATCTCTTGCTAAGAATACCATTAGCACAATGAGACATCACTTCACTCGGGATCAAAGGACATTGTCCTTGATCAAAGATCTTCTTTCCTCTATTCCAGGAGATACGGTGAAGCTTCAAGAGGCTTCGCTGGTCGGCTTCAATCAACTGGTGTATCCACAAGAAGTTGGTGCACGTGTTCAGGTGACTGAAGGTGATTCAATCCTTGCCTTACTTGATAAGTATGGCGATGTAAAAGATCTTAAGACCAAAATGGAAAAAGCAGCTGAGAAGGCTGGTCTTAAGCTTAATTACATCACGGGCCTTATAGATAAGGCGTAACAACAAATTAGTGGGATGCGCATACTTACCACGCATAGGAGATTATTATGACGAACAAAGAAAAGGTCAGTGCTATTTTGGAGATGCTCGAAGGGCGAATAGCTTCTGGAGCTATTATAACTTATGATGTTCTAAATGATTACAATAGTTATCAATTAGGCATAGTAGCAGATGTTCTTGATATTGTTATAGATTTTGATGACGATAATGAAGATGATAATTGTTGTCAAATCTGTAATAAGATGTGTCGTACAGAGAAATGTGGTGTTGAGAATTTTGGTAAATACTGCGGTTCTCTTATCTCTACAGATGGGCGTCCTCTATTGTATACGGAGAAAGAAATCCAGAAGACATTTGAAGAAGTGCTGGAAATGGATTACAAAGATTTAGCTGCATATGATCTTCCTAACTCTGGTTGGAATCTCTTGGATACATTAGTATATGCTGTCTACGGTAAGATCCAAAAAATACATCCAATTACTGATAATGAATCTTCGTACCTATGTCTTCAGATTAGAATGGTATTAGGCTTTCCTTACGACGATTCTTTTGAGAAATAGGAGGTAGCTTATGAATGATGAAATGATTACTAGATGTAGAGGTCCTCCTGTCTAGGCCCTAGACAGAGACATACAGAGATTCCTCACAATTGAACCACGAGAGCGGTGGACACGTAGCCGGCCGGAGGTCTGCGCCAAGACGCATGATTCTAGGCACGTAATCATCGCTGGTCTCCACTTTGCACGCCCCAAGTACGTAATCGAAGCTGGTCTCCATCTTCCACGCCCCAAGTACGTAATCATCGCTGGTCTCCATCTTCCACGCCCCAAGCACGTAATCAAAGCTTAAACCATATTGATCTTCGCTTCAAGTACGTAATCATCGCTGGTCTCCAT